GATGACAACCGAACTCTAGCGGGAGTTTTTCAAAATGTGTGGCAGGACATTCCCGCCGTCTGAAATAATACGCTTTTCAATTACCGAATCAAGTGTCACGTCTTTTTAGTCGTATTGCCCGCAGTTTCGCAGCAATTAGCTTCGGAAATCGCTGCTCCACTGGCGTGGCTGGCTTGCTGGCGTCAAACAATTCCTGCGGAGGATGGCGGAACATGGACGCCGAGGCCATCGCCTTGGGTGCGTCCTTGATGTCGACTACTTCATCCACCAGCCCGATAGCCAGTGCTTCCTTGGCTGTGAACCATGTTTCCTCCGCCACCATCGCCAGAATCTCGTCACGGCTGGCATCCATCTTGGCAGCGTAGGCATCGACCAGCGTTTCGCTGTACTTGTCCAGAATGTCCGCCGTTTTCCGCATTGCGGACGCATCGCCGATCGCAATCGTGTGCGGCTGGTGAATCATAACCATTGCCCGTGGTGCGGCTGTAACCTTGAACCCACTGACCAGAAACAGGGTCGCCGCCGATGCCGCTAAGGCATCAACGCTTACCGTCACCTCGCCACCATGCCGCCGCAGGTTCTCCACAGCTGCGACCGCTTCATCCACGCTGCCTCCAGGTGAATTGACACGCACGCTGATTGGCCCGTCGCCCAGCATGCCCAGCCCTTCGACGATGGAGTCGGCCCCGATGAATCCCCAGTCTGCCGGGCCGATCTGGCCGTAGACGAACATTTCCCGTGTCTTCTCGTTTACCCGCAGCATTCCAGCCTCCATTCCATGTCAAAATTAAAATCATTCCTGTCCGGCATTCTGCTTGGCCGGTAACATCCAAACTGTTCCATAAACGCCACCGCACCCGATAGCGAGTTGTCCGGTAGTCCGTCGTAATGCCGGAATCCGTCGGCATCCGTTTCGTGTATTACCCGCTGGACTGCCCGCCGCCGGAAGTATGGTTCCATCGTTTTTAGGATGGCAAGGTCCATGCCCTGTGCGTCGGTAATCAGCGTCTGAATCTGCTTGACGCCGAACCACTCAAGGAACTCGCCGAGGTTCACCACCTGCACCTCCACCTCGCCCTGTTCGCTCAGGTCCGCTTGCGGGTACAGTTCCCGGGCCTGCTCCGTGCAAATGCCGAGGCTGCTGCTGACTCCGTTTGTGTTGTACCTTCGCATCTTGGCCCGGCAGGTAGCTGGACCACAGGCCGCTTCGACTACGTGGAAAATATCGGCGACGTGTGCGTTGTGCTGCCGCAGGAACGCAGCCGCATCAGGCAGCGGTTCGAACATAAAAAAGCGGTCGTGCCCTTGCAGCAGACGCAGCATCTCGGCATCCCCACGGTTTGGCCCGACGCAGACGAAGACACGCTCACTCATAGGCTGGACAGCTCCTTGACGCCATCCGCCCGCCAGCCGGTGACCAGTGCCTTGACCGCTTCGACGAACTCGGCTGGTTGCTTATCCGCTGCCGCCAGTAGTGCGTCCTTGTGCCGCTTGCAGTATCCAGCCACGTCGCAGTCCTCCGCCCCCGCTGTCGATTCCAGCCGTTCCTGCCAGCGAGCGTAGAAGCCATCGACCCAGTCCACGAAGTTCTTTGCCCGCAGGCCACGCTGCTCGATGCGGTTACATTCGACGCCGACCATGTGCTGGAGCTGTGCCTGTGCCGCTGGTTCCGATGCTTGGCTGGTCGACCTGTCCGGCAAAGACGATTCTCCAGTCTCAGGGTCCGTAATTGTCGGGTCGATCATCGGGTTGGCAAACTTGTCGCCGCCGCTGTAGGGGTTCATGTCGAGCTTTGCCCGTGCTTCGTTCGGGCTGAGTATCCGGTTCATGATGCCCTGCGATAGTGCGTTAATCGTTGTCTGCGTGTCGGTCATGATGAGCGTTTGGCGGTTGAATTTGAAGTAATGCTCCTCCGCCATCTTTTCCCGGTCAGTCAGCAACTTGGCGCGGCACTGCATTTCCCATTTGACCAGCCAGCGGTTCAGGCAGGACTGCAATTCCGAAAGCTGCTTCTGTTCGAGGCTGGAGTAGCTACTGCGGCTTTCATCGCCAGGCATCGACTCAAGGCCGAACCATAGCATGATGTCGGTGCGGTTGAACTTCTGCTGTTCGACAAACTGGGCATCGTGGTTCGACATCGTCAGCACGTTGGCCGTCACGCCTTCCCGCAGCAGGCCGACCAGTTCACCGTCTTCGTTGTGATGCTTGCGGAATGTCGTCAGGAACTCCGCCGCCTGCTTCTCGTCACGGAACGAACCCGGCGGAGCCTGCAGCATCATCCGGCCAGTGAATCCCTTTTCTGATTGTTTCGTCGCCAGCCGCTGGCCGTTCAGGCCCATTGAAATCGATTCACGGGCGACACTGGCAAACGACTTGCCTTCGATGCCGTCATAGCCGAACCCTTGGATATGCAAAACGTCCCGGTCGTGAATGACGACGGTCGTCTCAGGGTTGGCAGTCATCGCCGCCTCGAAGTCGCCAGCGTAGGCAGCGATCCGGTCGTGGTCCATGTTCGGGTTGGTTACGTGGTACTTCTCGCCGCCGACCATGTAGGTCTTCGTCCGGTCAGGCATCAGCGGCAGCAGCTCCGTCGGCCTGCCTGCTTGGCGAATAATCACCGCCCGGCCATTGCCCCAGCCAATCGCATGGCCCTGCATCGTCTCCTTGAAAACGTCGCTGGTCTGGTAGTCATTGGGTTGCCACCGCAGCAGATTCCACGCTGCATGGTTTCGGGCATCCTCGCTGCCGCCATCCGGCAGTTTTCGCTTTACTTCCAGCGGCATCTGACCGACCATGCCGCTAATCTTTGACATGGCATACCACACGCCAGCCAGCCCCAGCATCGTGTGCGGGTTTACTGGCGTCACGCCGTCATCGGTTCCATTGAACCATTTAATCAGGCCATTGAGTCCGAATCCCATCAGTGCCACTCCATTAGCCTATAAACAGACTGCCAGTAAACTTCGACTTGCACACCATAACCGCACGCATCGCCATCAAAGACGCAACCACCGCATCTATCTTTTCCTTGCTGTGCTTCTTGTCCGGCATCACTTGGTCCCGGCTGTTGCGGTTGATGCTCATATTGAGGGCACACCACCGCAGCACCGGGTCATTCACTGCCGGACGCAGCCGTCCCTCGACCGCTGCGTTTTGGAACTCCAGCAGCACCTCGTTGAAATGGTGATGAGCCTGCGGCATCTTCACCGCCGTCAGCCCTGCCGCGTCCAGCTCGTCACCAAGTTGGGAAGCGTTGTACGGGTCGAACGCCACCATCTGAATGCCCAACTCCTCGCATTCGTCCAGCAGCGAATCCCGCAGGCTTGCCACAACGTAACGGCATTTGACCAACTGCCCGCTGTGTATCCAGTGGCTCCACGGTTGCTGCGTTAAATCCCGCCTTGATTCCTCACTGATGAATGCCCGGCTCCGCATTTCGTATCGGTAGATAGGCCGCAGGTTTCCGGCATCGTCTTCCGTCTCTCCGACTTTGAACCGGGCCGCCAACGCGTAGGCAGCGAGGTCGTCTTTGCCGCCGAGGTCGACACCCGCAGCAATGGCGTCCGCTTCGTCCCAGTTAGATAGCGGTGCGGCAATGCTGTCCCACAGTTCCGCCGTGATGCCGTTCTCGACGCTTGAGACGGTGCGGTTACAGTGGTAACGCATAAAGTCATGCCGAGCCTGCGGCTTATTCTTGGCCTTGGTTGCCTGCTCGCTTAGATAGTCCAGCTTCACCGAAATGTTCAGGTTCGGGTTGGCCTTGACCCAGACAGCCGGATCGAACGGGTCATCCGCTTCGTCGATTTCGTAGATGATGCCGAACGTGGAATCATCCTGCCAGTCTCCTTTGATGACGCCGCGTGTGTAGGTCAATTCTTCGTTGTAGATGCGGCTGCGATCATTGCCCGCCGTGGTAATCATCACCTGCATCGGCTGCGTGCGTGCCGCCGAGCCCGTCGTCATCGTGGCATAAAAGTCCCGGTGATATTCCTGCCAAGCGTGCAGCTCGTCAAAGAATACGCCGTGGGGGTTCAGACCGTCGTAAGGCTTGTCGCTGCCCAGTGGCCGCAGGAATGAATTGGTCGCCTCGAATGCGACGTTATCTTTTGTGATGCTGGCGTGCCGCCCCAGGTACGGCGACTGCCGCAGCATCCGGTTAGCCTCCTTGTGAATAATGCGGGCTTGGTCCAGCTTCGTCGCCCCGATGTAAACTTCCGCCCCAGCCTCACGGTCTGCCGCTGTCAGCAGCAAGGCCAGCCCGGCACAGTAGGAGGACTTTCCATTCTTGCGGGCCACGCTGATAAACGCCCTGCGGAAACGCCGGGTGCCGTCCTCACGCTCCCAGCCGAACAGGTTCCAGTTAATGAACGCCTGCCACGGCGAAAGGTGGAACGGATGCCCAACGAACTCGCCGATGGAATGCCGCAGCAGCATCGGGAAGAACTGGCACGACTTCTCCGCTCGCTGCTGGTTCAGCCGATAGGGGAAGTCTGGTGTCTGCTGTCGCGCCAAGTCCCGCTGATACCTGGCCACCGCTGCCTTAACCATATCGCACGCAACCACCGAGCCGTCCTGCACGTCGTCGCAGTAGCTTTGCACGGTGTCGCGATAAACATTTGCGCGAATCAATTCAGTTCCGCTTTCATAAACTCAGCGAACGGGTCAGCGTCCTTCTGCGGCTCCTCCACCTTCATCGCTGCCCGGTCAATTGGGGACAGGCCGAACTGGCGAGCGAGACGGTCGTATTGGCCAGAAAGTTTGATGTAGGTGTTGATGAGCGTGACGTCCACCGGCGAGCTTTGCAGGGCAGACTGTACGTCGTTTAATTGTTGACGGATGAACGCCAGTTGATACAGCTTGCCCTCGTCGCAATTCTTCAGCACGTTACTTGGCAGCGTGTCCAGCACGGCTTGCCACTGTTGTTTGCCGTCTTGCCGAAGCGTTTCCGGCGGATTGAGCCGCAGCGGTGCCGAACCAAATGCCACCGACTCCAGCCGTGATGCGTGCCGGTCGGCCCTATAGGTTCCGTCTAGCTTGTGCTTCGTCGCCAGCTTTGGTTTGCGTCCTTGTCGTCCTTTGTATCCAGCCATCCCAAAACCTGCTTTCTAAAGTTCAAAACGTCTCGTTATGCGACAAAACAGGTCCTTTTTGGAGTCGCTCAATTTGACTGGGAGGGGGGTAAGG